AAATCATGGTGTTTACCACGGAGTTCATTACTTTGGATCTGCCTCCTTCGAGATGCTTGAAGAATGGGGTGTGAATCCAGAGGTTTTAGGTCAGGATAGACAGGCACAGTTCGAGGTTGAGGCTATCCTCATAGGGGATCAGGTAATAAAATGTAAGATTAATGAGGATCCTCTGCTTAGAAGGCCATACTTTAAGGCCTCCTTCCAATCTACACCAGGTTCTTGGTGGGGACGCTCCTTACCAGACTTAATGAGAGATATTCAGAGGGTTTGTAATGCTACAGCTAGAGCCTTAGCTAATAATATGGGCATCGCCTCTGGCCCTCAGGTAGAGATATATATAGATAGGTTAGCTGCAGATGAGGATATAGAGGATATCTATCCATTTAAGCAGTGGCAGGTAACTAGTGATCCTACTGGTGGAAATGGCAGGGCTGTACAGTTTTGGCAACCATCTAGTAATGCTGGAGAGTTACTAACAGTCTATAAGGAATTTGAAATACGTGCAGATGACGCTACAGGAATACCTAGATACGCTTATGGAAACGAGAGAGTGGGAGGAGCAGCTCAAACTGCCTCGGGACTCTCAATGCTACTCGAATCAGCAAGTAAGGGAATCAAGGATGCCATACGACATATCGACGATGGACTTATCAAACCTAGAGTAGAGTATCAGTTCTATCAAAATATGATAACTGGTGATAGTGAGGTCAACTTCACTGGTGATATAGTGGTCGTAGCTAGAGGATCGCAAGCATTGACAATGAGAGGTGCTCAAGAGATGAGAAGGAATGAGTTCCTCCAGATACTTGGAAATGAGAGGTATCTACAGATAGTTGGCGTTGAGGGAGTTGCAGAGATACTAAGAGAGATGGCTAAGTCTCTTGGACTTGGAGAGGATATTGTACCATCTCGCATAGAACTCCAGCAGCGTCAGAAGAAGTTGGAGAAGCAGCAAGCAGCTATGCAGCAGCAAGAGGCTGAGATTGAGAAGGCCAAGGTTCAGAGAGGTATTGAACAGGTACAGATCCAGACTCAGCAAGCTGATGCAGCTAGTCAGAGAGGTTCACAGATTAAGGTTCAGGAGTTGCAGAGTAAGCGGGAGATAGAGGAGCAGAAGCTTATTCTTAAGGCACATGAACTTGCACAGCAGAGGGAGACGAGCATGGATAAGGCGAGAACTGAGTTGACTAAGCAGCAAATGTCGGATGCTCAAAGAGATAGGGATACGAATAAGAATATTGCATTAAGTATCCAGTCGAATTATAAAGATAAGAGCAACGTACAATGAGACTGCACAATCTAAAAAAGGAAGATGAGCTTAGGTGCAGGGCAGAGACCTCATTCCTTCGGAAGGTTCTTGAAGAGGAGCTTACTGAAGTGAAGAATGACCTCATCTCTAGACCAATAGATCATCTCCCTGAACTCAGGGGCCAAGCGAGGTGCTTGGTCACGATTATCAAACTGCTCTCTTGAGCGCAACCCTACAATCTGCAGATAGCATCTCTAGGGATCAGGACTCCCTCCCCTAGAATCACGCTGTATGCACTGGAGGAAAAATGGACAGTTCTATTTTAACGAAGTTAGAAGAGGAAGAAAAAGAAGCAGAAAAATTAATGTATGGAGATCAGACCACCGGAACGGACGAAGGGGAAGCAGGGCCAGATCAAGAATCTGAAGTTACCCTGGAAGCCCCTGATGACCAGGATGATGGCGATGATCAGCCAACAGGCGAGAAGAATAAACGGACTGATTGGAAAAACCGTTTTACTCGTTACAAGGCAAGTACCGATCTCACGATAAACCAGCTTAGGCAAGATAGAGCTAAACTTGTGAGTGATGTTGATGACCTAAAGACTAGACTCTCTGAAGTAATGAAGAAGTTTAAGTCTATGGAGGCCAAACATGCAGAATCGTTTGATCCTACCGAGGGCATAATCACTCCTGAGCAAGAAGAGCTATTAGGTCCTGAGGCAGTGACTGTCTTAAAGAATATTGCTAAGACTTTAATTGTGCAAGCCAGAGAAGGCACACAGCCAGAGGTTGACACTCTTAGAGAGCAATTAGAAGAGCTGCAGAGAAAACGAGCTGAAGAGACCAAGAAGGCTGCCGAACTTGAACAAAAACAAGATATGGCAAACTTCAAGGATAGACTCGTTAGAGCAGTCCCAGACTTTGATAAACTTGATGTTGATGAAAAGTTTGGAGAATATTTAGAGGGGGTTGACGAAGCCAGTGGCTATCCGAGAGTCCATCTATATAAGACAGCTATACAAGGTCGAGACGTATTAGGCGTTGCCCGCTTCTACAATGATTTCCGTAGCACAAAGCCCAAGACAAGAAAGGATATTCTTGAAGAATCAGTCTCTCCTGTCGGAGATTCTGCTAGTACCTCCTCACCACTTGACGCTTCCAGTGGATCAAAGAAGAGGTATAGTATTCAGGACTATAATACCTTTATGGACGATCAGTCTAAAGGTTTGTATAGGGGCAGAGAAAAGGAAGCTAGACAAAAAGAAATGATGTTCGACAAAGCATTTGTAGAGGATAGGATAAACTACTAATAAAGGCTTAGTCGGACTCAAGATATAGGAGATTATAGAAATGGCTAATGGTCCGGCTCGTAAAACTGGTTACACCAGTTATGCCTCTGATGGAACCCCTAAGTATATCCCGATAGTCTGGAGTAAGAAAATGCTCCGTAATTTCTACCAAATGACTTGCTTTGGTGAAATTGCTAATACGGATTACGAAGGAGAGATTAAGAATCAGGGCGATAAAGTAATGATCCGTAAGATCCCCGCTATCACCATCAATGATTATGTTGTTGGTGGTACGCTGACTTACGAAGTACCCTCTGTAGCAAACACTGAGCTGCCAATCGACCAAGCAAAGAGCTGGTCCTTCAGACTGGATGACATCGACAAAGTACAGACCGATCTTCCCCTGATGGATAAATTCGCTGCTGATGCCGGTGAGCGGTTGAAGATTGCTATTGACACTGACATCCTTGCGTTCATTGTTGGCGATGCTGCTGCAACGAACAGGGGTGCTACTGCTGGTGCGGTATCTGCATCTATTGATATGGGTGCAACAGGAACAAACGGTGGTAATGCAAATTCAGTAACAAAGACTACCGCTACTGAGTTTGTAGTAGATATGAATAACGTACTGGACGAAGCAAATATCCCATCTGAGAATCGCTGGGCTATCGTACCTGCTTGGTACTGTGCGAATCTGAAAAAGAGTGATCTGAAACAGGCAGATGTAACTGGTGATAGCACTGGTGTCATCCGGTCTGGTGTTGTTGGTATGATTGATCGTACCAAGATCATCCAGTCCAACCTGCTTTACAAGGCAACTGAGGGTACCGCTACCCTGTTCTACTGTATGTTTGGAACTAAGGAAGCGTTGACCTTCGCAATGCAGCTTACTAAAACTGAGAGCCTGATGATTCCGGATTCCTTCGGAACCTATATGCGTGGGCTGGCTGTGTATGGTCGTAAGGTCGTACAGCCAACCGCTCTTGGCGAGATGATAGCTGTTAAAGGGTAATACTACTTGGGGGATCTCTTAGGGGATCCCCCACACCTTAGGAGGGTGACATGGCTCGTGATTCTAAATCTGTTTTAGCAAGAAGTAAGGCGAACGGTGGACTGTATACAATAGGAGAGAGTTTCTTCAAGAAGTACCCAGAGAAATGGGAGCTTGCAGAGGATGGTAGTGAGGATAGGGATATGGATTACTTTGAGTTAAAGACAAAACTATCCGACCTTGGTGTAGATTTCAAAGGGAATGCCAAGAAGGAAGATCTCCTACAACTTTATAAAGAGGCTACTGGGGAATGAATTATATTGAGCTAGCTAGGGCAGTAAGACGTAGGCTAGGTATACAGGGTTCCGGCCCATCATCTGTTGATACCACTATTCCTATAGAACGACAGATACTAAAGGCCGTTAGTGATGTATATATAGATATCCAGAATATTAATCCAAACTGGAAATGGATGAGGTCCTCTGCTAGCTTCAATACTATAGCTGGAACAACAGAATATTCACTAGCAACTATACTTACTCCAACATATAGATTTAGTAGGTGGTTGCCCCATACATTCTATATCACTGTAAATAGTAAGAAGTCTAGGCTTTATTATGTAGAGTACGACACCTTTCAATATAGATTTGCTAATAATACTACTAATGGTAAGTTTAGTGAATTTACTATTAAGCCTATGAATAAGTCTATAGTTATACCTAGACCAGATAGCATATATACTATTACTTGTGACTATCAGAAATCTGCACAAGTTCTATCTGGAAATACAGATACTCCAGAACTTCCTATTCAGTTCCATAATGTAATACTATATGGGGCTATGGAGGGGATGGGAGTATCAGTTGCCTCTCCTGAGGAGCAGATGTATAATGCTCAGAAATTTGTTGAGGGCGTGGGTCAGTTGATGAGAAGAGAGATTCCAGAGACAAAGACTAATGTGAGAAGCATAGCATGAGAGCTAGACGAGTTGACTTCAACAAGGTAAATTCCGAGATAATTCTATTAGATGGTGGACTTAATGAAAACGTCTCCTCATTAGAATTAAAGGGTGGGGAACTTATCAAATGTAAGAACTATCAGCATGTTCTAGGATCTCAGGGTGGGTATAAATCTATTGCTGGGTATGAGAGATATGATGGTAGGACTAAGCCAAGTGCTATAGGTGCCTCTGTTGGTAATGATTCCACAAGAGAGGCTGCTAGAAGTGCTATAAATGCTGTACCTGGGAGTGGACCAGTAAGGGGTATTCATATATTCAGGGGAAAGGTATACGCCTTTAGGAATGATTCTGGAGGAACATCTACCAAGATGTATGTAGCCTCCTCTACTGGATGGAGAGAGATTGATACCTCTTCCGACCCACTCTCTCCTGGGGGAAACTTTAGATTTATTAATTATAATTTTAACCATGTAGCAATACCCTCAGCTACACCGTCAGAGGCATCTCCTTCAGCATCACCAACAGAGGGCTCTCCGTCCTCCTCTGCATCAGAGGGCACTCCATCTCCAGGGACTCCATCTTCTTCAGTATCCTCTACACCTTCTTCTTCAGTATCCTCTACACCTTCAGGGGGTACGCCTAGTGAGACTCCATCTGAAGGAACTCCTTCTGAGAGTACTCCATCAGATACACCATCAGATACTAATACACCTTCAGAGGGGACTCCTAGCAGCTCTCCTTCAGAAGGCACTTCTAGCTCCTCTCCTTCAGAAGGTACGCCCTCTCCAGGAACTCCGTCCACTTCAGTATCCTCTACACCCTCCTCTTCAGTATCCTCTACACCTTCAGGGGGTACGCCTAGTGGTACACCTTCAGCTAGTCCAAGTGCATCTCCATCTGAAGGTACTCCCAGCTCCTCCCCCTCGGCTAGTCCTAGTGACTCCTTTGCCTTTGATGATCTAGAGGAAATGTTCTTTGTCGATGGTATAAATAGTGCCAGATCATTTAATGGTGGAAGGGTTAGAACTATACCGAACCCCGGTATGGGCGTAAATGATTCTCCTATTAATCTTACTGTTCATAATGAAAGACTCTGGTTAATATACCCAAACGGATCCTTGCAATATAGTAATGTAGGAGATCCAACAGATTGGTCTATTGGTGCTGGAGAGATCATGGTAGGTGGGTCAATTACAGACCTAGTTTCTATGGTTGGGAATGCCTTAGTAATCTTCTGTATAGAAGGTATTTACATTCTTAATGGTGTTAGCATAGATGACTGGCAAATGACTTCGTACTCTAGAAGATCTGGGAGTTACAATCATACAGCACATAGACTCCTTGGAACAGTATTCTTTATGGATGATAGGGGTGTAACATCTTTAGAGAGTGTGGATGCCTTTGGAGATTTTGAATCAAATACTATATCACAGAAGGTCCACAATACCTTACAAACTAATAAGAAGAGGGTGACTTGTGCTACAATCTCCAGGGATCTTAATCAATATAGAATCTTCTTCTCAAACAATTACTCTCTGTGGTTTTCTTTTCAAGATAAGAAGCTTAGAGGTACTACACTAACCTTATATCCAATCCCAGTAAGTAGGGTAACAGAGGGAGAGGACGAGGATGGGAATAATGTACTATTCTTTTCTAGTGGAAGTACTGGATATGTATATCAGATGGACAGCGGTACATCCTTCGATGGTGCTGAGATAGAGGCAGCTCTTAGTACAGCTTACTATCATTATAAATCTCCGAGACTATGGAAGAAATTTAAAACTATAGCCTTCGAGATTTCTACATTATTTGATATGAATGTAATACTTAGACAGGATTATGATTACTCCTCTGTTCTTGTTCCACGAGCTGGAGAGCTCCTCTTATCACTTTCAGGAACTGGACAGACATGGGGATCAGAAGACTGGGGAGTATTAATATATGCATCAGGTTCCGAGGAGACTAATAGAGTCTTGCAACATGTGGTTGGTGTCGGGACTTGTATGAACATCTCCTTGTACTCAACATCTAAATATAATCAACAGCACACTATACAAAACGTAACAACAGACTTTGAACAAATAAGGAGACAGTTCTAATGGCCTCTTCATACTACGATTCAGCTGGAAAGGAAGTATATGATGGAAACGTTGCATATGCAGATGATGTAAATACTATCAACGAGGCTGTTAATACTGCCTTTGAGATAGTAGAGGCAGCAGTAGCCCAGGTTAATGATGATGCTGATCAGTGGGCTACAGAGGCACAAGCTTGGGCAGAGAATCCAGAGGATAGCCAAGTAGAGATTGGTAAGTATAGTGCTTTGCATCATGCTGC